CGCGCCATGCGGTCTTGAGGCCCGTGCCCGCCTCGCGCATGGCACCGGTCACGGCCTTTTCGCCTGCCTTGATCTCGGCCTGCATCATGGCGACGAGATCGGGATCGATATCGAGCTTCAGCCTCATGTTGGGACCAATTCCACGGTCCAGATCAGTTGGTCGCGGTCGCGGATCGGCTCGCCCTGGATCGCGAAGCTCTGCGCGCCGATGACGATCAGATCGCCGGGTCGGGGATCGGGAAGATCGCTGACCCGGATATCGGCGGTCTGCGTTTCGGACAGGATTCGCGCCGATCCGAACTCGGTGATCCGGTCGGGGGCGCGGCGGATGAGGCGGATCGGGCGTTCCTCCGATGTGCCGCCCGCGATCCAGACAGCGGAAATGCCCATATCGGGAAGGCCGAAGATGCGGTCCATGGCGGCTGCGAAGGCGTTCATCAGTTCGATGTGTGCAGTCGGATCGCCAGCCGGGGCCGCTTGTTGACCGGCAGGATCGAGGCCTCGGTCATCAGATCGATCCAGCGGCCCTTGGGGTCGAGATGCTGGCGGGCATAGAGCGGCAGACCGATGGTATTGGCGGTTTCCAAGAGGTTGGCCGGACCGCCATAGGTCGTGAAGGTGTCCATGGTGCCGGTCGGAAAGGCGATGCCTTCGTTGGCCGGGACCAGCCGTTCCGATGCTTTGGTCGAGAGCGTGACAGCACCCGCATATTCCTCGAAGAGGATGCCTGCGAACGGGAAGTTGCGACGGACATCCTGCCGCAGCGGCTGCGCGCCGGTCGCGGCGTAGAATTTATAGGCTTCTTCGGTCTTGGGGTGCGAGATCAGCTTGTCGAAGAACTCCCGGCTGACCAGCGCATGGACACCGGACATGCTTTCGCCCAGCAGATTGTCCTCGACGGCGCGCAGCACCTCGCGGACCTTGCCCTGGATGTTTGTGCCGGCGGTGCCCAGCACGAAATCGACGCTGATCTGAGCAATCCCGAATTCGGTGAAGTAATTGTAGAGCGTGGTCCCGGCCCCATCCTTCACGATGCCGCGCAGCGCGTTCATCTCCATATATTCCCGGGTCTGGGCATGTTTGCGGCGCATCAGGGTCAGTTTGCGGGTCATCACCGCGACCAGCGGATCGGCCTCGTCAATTGCGCCGATGGCCGGAACCCCCTGAATATCGGCGGGCAGGATCACATCGTCATGCGGGATCCAGGGCAACGCAAAACTGCGCATGGCGCGGCCCTCGCGGCTGCCGACCGTGGCCGGGCCTCCCAAGGGGACCGAGGGCAGGAGGTTCAGCACGCCTTCGATCTGTTCGATGATGACGCTGCGCTGGGAGACACCCTCGAAGCGGAAGAGGCCCAACTCACCGAGCCGGGTATAGAGGTTCGGCAGGATATTGATGGCCTGCGTCATCTCGGCCAGCGAATAGCCGCCGGCATCGAAGGGATTGCGGATGATGGTCATGGGGAAACCTTGTCGGGAAGGGGAGGAGAGGATCTTGGTCGAGCCGGTTCGTAACCTCCGGGTGGGTTCGCGACCCCCGGGCCGGTTCGCAACCGGTCAGGCGCTGTCGCGGATGACGATGCCCAGCGCGGTCAGTTCCGCATGTTTGGCAGCGATCTTGGCCGCGTCATCGACGCTGCCATCGTAGAAGAGCGCGTCGCGCGACAGGATTGCGGGGCCACGGGCCAGCAGGATGCCGGTGGCCTCCGCCAGCCGCGTATCGACCGGATAGAGCAGAATGCCAGCGGCGGTTTCCGCGCCATCGCTGCCGCCATGGCTGGCAAAGGTGTACTGGCCGCTGGTGGTGACGCGGCCCAGAACCGCACCGGCGGGATATTCGGTGCCCTCTGCCAAGGTGATGGTCTCGCGGGTATAATTGGGGTTCAGCTCATATTTGAGCGCATGGCCCATGCTGGGCGGTTGGGTCAGAACGGGCATTGGGGTCTCCGGAAGGTGTCAGGCGATCAGCGTTGGGCGCTGTCGGCGGATTTGCGGGCCGCAGCCACGAGCGGGCTCGGCTTGTTTGTGGGCACTGGCGCGGTGGCCAGAATCCCGCTGGCGTCGCTTCTGGCCGCAAGGCTGTCGAGGATCTGACCGCGCAGGGCATCGGGGCTTACGCCGCGCCGCACCGCATCGGCGGCGTCCAGGGTGACGCCCAGCTTGGCGGCCTGCGCGCAGATCGAAGCGACTTCAGCGGCCTCGGCACGGACGGCATCGGCGGTGGCATCGCGCGGGGCCGCAGCCGCTGCGGTGCCGGGCGCGGGTGATTCCGCCGCCGCTTGTTGGGCCGTCTGCGCTGTGGGTGCTGCGGCTTGCGGCTCTTGCTGGTCCGGTGTCCGGGCATCTTCATCCGTCTGATCGCTCATGATCATCTCCTGCTTGGGGTAGGGTGGTGAAAGGGTCGGGGAATTCGTCGGTCGCCCGACAGGCAATGCCGGGCGGCCGAGACCGTCGGCAAAGGCGCGAAAGGCGGCACGGGGATCGGAGACGGCATCGGCGAGACCGGCTTCGACAGCCGCCGCGCCCCGGAAGATGGCGGCTTCGGTCGCCAGCGCAGCCTCCTTGCCGAGCTTCGCCCCGCGCCCGGCGGCGACCGTCTGGGCGAAAAGGATCCGCAGATCCTCCAGCTCCGACTCCAGCCGGTGGCGGATGCTGTCGGGCAGGGCGGCATAGGGATTGCCATCGGCCTTTTGGGCCCCGGCATGGATCAGGGTCACCGCCACGCCTTTCTGGGCCAGCATGCCGGACATGTCGGTATGCATGGTGATGACACCGATGCTGCCCGCCGCCCCGGTGCGGGGCAGGGTGATGCGGGCCGCCTGCGAGGCCAGCGCGTAACCAGCTGAGAGCGCATGTTCGGCGAGGAACGCGTGCACCGGCTTTTTATCACGCGCCGCGCGGATGCGGTCGGCGAGATCGAAAGCCCCGGCGACCTCGCCGCCGAAACTGTCGATCTCCAGCGCGATGCCACGAATGGCGGGTTCATGAACCGCCGCATCGATCTGGGCGGCGAGGCCCTCATAGGAGGTTAGGCCCGAACTCTGCCCGATCCAGGCGCCGCGATGGACCAGCGTTCCGGCGATGGTGATCACCGCCACGCCATCGATCACCGGGAACGGCGCATCGGCATCATCGCCATGCCTCCTGGCCAGATCGCCGCCGATCAGCGAGGCGCGGGCTGTCTGACGCGTGGCCGTCAGATCGGGTTCGGCGACCGCCATGCCGTCAAAGCGAATTTCCTGCCCTGTGATGCGGGGTCCGAGGCCGGAGAGAAAGGCCAGTGCCTTGGCCGGGGCGATCATCAACGGCGTGTCGAAGGCGCGCTAGGCGATCTGGGCGTGATGCATCAGCGGTCCTCCCCGGGTTTGGCGTCGTCATCGTCGTGGTCGTCGGATCGATCTTCGTCATCGTCTTTGCCGTCGGTGGCGTCGGTACCTTCGCCATCAGCCTCACCCTTCGGCCCCTGCGCGGGCGAGCCGGGGCGGCGGAAATCGAGGCCCAGCGCCGCTTCGCGTTTGCGTTCCGCCGCGATCTCGCGGTCGACCTGTTCGGCGTCATAGCCGCGCTCGGAAATCGCCTGGCTGCGGGATTTGAGGCCGGCTTCGATCTGCAGGATCTCGGCCGAGGCATCCTTCATCGGATCGACCCAGTCCCAGCGCGTCGGCAGCCAGCTGACCGCTTGGTATGCGCGAGCCCGTCCTCGGGCCGTCGCGGTCGCAGGCGCAAAAACACCTCGCCTGCCAGAAACAGTTCCCGGGCGGCGCGGCGCTGCAGCCCGTAGAAATCGGTCAGGCCCTCGGCATCGGCCTCATCCGTCCAGGCGAGCCAGAGTTTTTGCAACGCTTCCTTCTGCGCGGCATCGGCGATCGATGAGGATGGCTTGATCCTATCGCCCACCACATTGCTCGCGAAGGCCTCGACCGCCCCGAACGCATAACCATTGTTCCGCGCCAGCCAGCGGGCGCGGGCCGTGATGGTCTCGCCCGCGCCCGCAACCAGCGTGTTCACATGGGCCCGGCTGGCCCGGAACCCGCGCAACCGGCGATGCGACTGCGCCGCGTCGAACCCGCCGATGATCGCGCCGAGGCGCGCCCGGATGCCGTCAAACGCCATGGTTCAGAGCCCCTTCGTGGCGACTGTGCCCCAGCGCCGACGGCGCGCGGTGTCGGACGCGCGCGCAACGCAGGCTTCCAGATCGCTGATCGCGGCGGCCAGTTCGGTGTCCGAGCCATAGGTCAGGGTCTTGCCGTCATAGCTGACGCTGCGCAGCCCGCTGAACCGGGCCTCCTGCAGCGCACTGAGCAGCGCCCGCATCCGGTCGATTTCCATCTCTCACCTCATGAAACGCGGTGTATAAGTCTGCCGCTTGCGGCGTGCCGTGGTGGGCGGGGCGCCCGCCTGCCGCGCGGGTGGTTCATTCGTCGGCGCGGACGGGTCATCCGCATTCGCAGCCGTGCCGCCCGCATCTGGTACCGGCGGCGAAACGCCCGCCTGATCCTCCAGCTGTCGCCACATCCGCTCGACCCAGCGATCCGCGCCCATGATCCAGGCGGCCGCGCGGGCATAGACGCGGGTATCTAGCGCTTCGTTCCGCTCGCGCAGCTTCTGCCATTCCTGACGGGCATATCTGCACGCCTGGGAAACCGGATCGCAGGCCAGGGCAGGCATCGGCACTGGATCACCTTCTACAATCACCATCGCCCACACACCTGCCCATGGCGGACAACCGCCCGCCGTGGTCTACTTCAACCACATCGAAACCGACCAGCAGGTGCAGGCCGTAGCTTCAGTCGGTTGGAAATCTGTCCAAAGATCGGGGAGTAGCTCAACACCATCCCTCACCGATAACGGCATTCAGTTCGCAGAGCAGCCTCGGAACAGGAATACCATCTACTCCCGTCCGATGCGCTTCGACATGATCTGCGATGCAAACGGGATCGAGTACCGGCTGACCAAGCCCGACCATCCATGGACCAATGGCCATGTCGAGCGGATGAACCGCACGATCAAGGAGGGTGAAGCGGAACAGGAAAAGATCCGGGGGATCGTTTCCCCGCCGAACGTCAAACGCTTCCATGACGACAGCCACGACCAGTTCCGAGCACATCTGACGGACTTCATGGCGGCTTACAGCTTCGCGCGCAGGCTCAAGACCCTCGGCGGTCTCACGCCATACGAATACATCTGCAAGATCCGGACATCAGAGCCTGACAGATCCATCCTGAACCCGATCCACCAGATGCCGGGACTGAACAGCTGGTCATTTACGACCGCGAGCCTTAGCGTTTGGCCAACCACGACCAGGAGCGGATGTGAACGGCGGCCCCTCGATCATCGGATTTCGCAAGGACAGGATCGGAGCGCGGCTGATCGGTTTGCTGAACATCCTGCGGCTGGGGCGGAAATTCGACACCCAGGCCCGGTTTCTGTGGCTGGCCGAACCGGATGGACCCTATCCCGAACTGGTCGATCCGAACGATTTCCTGCAGGCCGATTTCGTCGCCCGCCATATCGGAATCGTCAGCCGCAAGCCGAATCTGGATGCGAGAACGAATCTGACGGCGATCTCGCCGATCGTGGACGCGGCGCAATTCTCCCGCAATCTGGCCGAGGGGCAGCGATTTCACAGCGACGCGGCCTTCGAGGCCGTCACCTTCATGGGCGAGGATGTCGCCGCGGCAAGGGCGGAAATCGCGGCCATTGCAAAGACCTTGCCCCTGGCCCGGCGGCTGAAGGCGGAATTGCGGTCGGCGCGCGCGAAGCTGGAGGCCTGGGGCGGGTCGCTGGAGGAGGCCAGCGCGATCCATCTTAGACGCGGTGATCTGCTTGACGGAGAGCCGTGGTCGCTCAGTTCCTGGCCTGAAAAATATGTGCCTGACGAATTCTGCCTGGCCTGGACCGATGCCACAGAGGGGCCGGTGATCGTCTTCAGCGACACGCCGGGGGCGGCGGCGCATCTGGCGGCCGCGCATGAGCGGATCGTGCCGGTGGACCGGCTGCTGGATCTGGGGGCGCTGAAACCGGCTGAACGTGACGTGCTGGAGGTGATGCTGATGGCCGGTTGCGCGCATATCGGCGCGCCGGGCGGCAGCGCGTTCTCGCGCGCGGCCGCCGCGATGGGCAGCGCGCGCCTGATCGCCCTGCCCAGGGAATTGCCCGACGCGGTTCGTCTGCAAGCCTCCCAGCACCTGCTGGAACGGGTGATCGGCCGGCCCGGCAGCTTCTATGCCAGCGGCGATCTGGCGCAATCGGCGCAATTCGCCGCCAGCCACGCCGATGCGACGGGACAGGGGATGGTGCTGGCGACGGCGCTGTCTTCGCGGCCCGACGACATGCGCCGCCATCCCTTCCTGCGCCGTATCGTGGCGCTGAGTGCACTGCACGCGGGCGATGACGCGCTGGCCGCACGGGCGGCGCGCGCGGCCATGGCCGATCCCCGCATCCTGCCGCGCGACAGAAAGCTGTGCCAACAGGCGCTGGATCTGATCGCCGCGCGCAAGGCCCCCGACGATCCGGCCAGTGCCGATGCCTTCCTGGGTTGGCTGTTTTCGCTGAAAACCAGTGAAGCCGGGCTGCGCGATGCTTTCGCCCGGCTTTATATCGGGCGTGATTGTCCGGTCTCGCGGATGCTGATGATCGCCCCGAAACTTGCGAAATCGCTGGCTGCGCGGGATCCGGCGGCCGGATCCGCCGTCGCGCCCGGTTGGTCCTATCTCTGCGATTGGGAGGAATTGCTGAAGGACGAGGCGGCCCGGCAGGGGATGCGCCGCTGGCCGGAACTGCCGCAAAAAATGGCCTTTCTTGATCTGCGGCCGGAACCGCCGGAAGCGGCGCTGAAAGCCGGCAAGGCCCCGCCTGATCCGGGGCCGGATCGGGCCGCATGGCTGGGCCTGGCGGCGGCGATCCTGTCGCTGCACGGCCGCTATGCCCGTGCTTTGCGGCTGCTGCACTGGCTGGACCGGGTGCGGCCCGGCGAAGTCCTGACCCGCAAGCGGCTGGCCGATACCTGCTGGCGGCTGGGAAATGTCGGGGCGGCCGAGGAATTCCTGGCCGACGCCATCGCGCTTTGCCCTGACAACCCGCTTTTGCATCTGTCGATGGCGCGGCGCGCGGCAGCCCTGGGCCGTGCGGGGCAGGCACTGGACGCGCTGGAACGAGCCGAGGCAATCTGGCCGGACCGGGCCAGCCTGCGCTGGCAAGGCAGAGTGCTGCGCCGCAAACTGGCCGATCCGTGACCGCACCTTCCGCGTCGTGATCGCCCGCCCCTTTTCATCGCCCGCCCGATGGCCTATCTGGCCTCGCAAAGACAGGGGATCCCGCAGATGGCCAAGATTACCTATATCGAGCATAACGGCACCCGGCACGAAGTCGATGTGAAGACCGGAATGACCGTGATGGAGGGCGCGCGCGACAACGGCATCCCCGGAATCGACGCCGATTGCGGCGGCGCTTGCGCCTGTTCGACCTGTCATGTCTATGTCGATCCGGGATGGGTGGATCGACTGCCGGCCAAGGATCCGATGGAAGAGGACATGCTGGATTTCGCCTATGAGCCCGATCCCGACCGGTCGCGCCTGACCTGCCAGCTCAAGGTGACCGACGACCTGGACGGGCTTGTGGTGCAGATGCCCGAAAAGCAGATCTGATCCCTCAGCCGGTGTGATCGCGCACCCGCGCGGCGACGCCCTGGGCCCAGCGATCGGCGGCCGCGCCGAAGCAATCGTGGATCGAATCCGCTGCGATCACGCTGCCCATCGCCAGCCGACCCAGCAGGCAGAGGCCGGGCTGAACGCTGCCATCTCGGCCGATCAGCCGCCCGTCCGGCCTGATCCGCGCGCCAAGCCCCTTCTCGATCGCTGTCACGCGGCCTGAATCGATCAGCCCCCGCATCAGCGGATCGTCCAGCCGTCCCAGATCGGGCGGCGGCAGGACCGCATCGACCATCGCCGCGACCTCGGCGGTGGTATCATGTTCGACCAGCCGCCAGCCGGTGCCGGTCATCACGATATCGGGGTCGTGGGCCGCGCGGGGATCGACCAGACCGTCCTGGATCAGGATCAGCAATTCCTGGGCCGAGGCGACGGGCGGCCCGTAGGAGAAGCGTTTCAGCCCGTCATCGAAGCCCACGATGGCCGCCGCCGTCGCCGGTGCCGCCGGGTTGGGATTGAAGCCCTGCCGCAGGGCGTTCTGCCATTTCCGCATGAGCTGGCCGGTGACATAACCGGCCGAGGGCGGCGCGCGCCCATGCGCCTCGTCGATCGCCGCGCGCAGCGCCGTGGCCGCCGGGCGATCCTCCTGCGAGCCGGGTTTTTCGCGTTCGGCAGACAGCCATGCATTCAGCGCCCCGGCATCGGCGGCACCGCCGGTGTCGGACAGGATCCGCAGGACGGGGCCGTGAATGGCATCGCAGATGATGGCCAGAGCCTGGTCCGGACCTTCCGCCATCGCCTGCGCGACGGCCGCGCGAAAGGCGCGGGTTTCGGTCTCGGTCGGCTCGAAACGTGCATCCTGCGTGGCATCGGCGGGCTTGGGCGCCGGCGCGTGGCCGTCCAGCGAAAAGGGCAGGATGCGCGCGGGTTCGCGGCCTGACCGGTGGTATCGGCCGTCGGCGAAGCGTCCGCCCAGGCCCAGCGTCAGCAGCCGCACCACGTCCAGCGTCGACAGGCCGAGACCACGCACGCCGACGGGCTTGCCGGCCCAGTTCTGCGCCTGACGCAGCAGCCGGTGATCGGGATAGGCCGCGACCAGGTCAAGGCCGTGCCGTTCGGCATGATCGCGCCATGTCTTCAACTGTTTGTCGGGCATCGTGGCGGGCTGGCCCTGCGCCAGCAGCACCTCGTCATAGGGGCCGTGACGCAACGCGCCATCCTCCAGAAACCAGGCCTCGTCGCGGCGCCGGATGCCGGTGATCCGGCGCGGCGTGACAGCGATCCCGGTCCGCGCCATCAGCCGTGCCAGCCGCGCGGCCAGATAACCGCCCAGTTCGGCCCGCGCCGGAAAGCGTTCGGCCGCTGCCGGGCCGCCCGTTCCTTCCGCGAAATCAGCTCCGTCCCAGGGCGCGCGGCCCAGATCAATCGATCGCAGAGGCAGGTTCAGCTTGCAAAGACCGCTTTGATCCGGGCTGAAATTCGGCCCGGCGCCGGGCCAGGGACGGGGGTCGAAAATCTCGATTCGAAAGGCCGCGTCCCGGTCGCGGCGGATCAGCGCCTCAAGCGCGCCAAGGGCGCGCGGACCCGCGCCGATCACCGCGATCCGGCATGTTTCGGTTCCGGTCGTCATGTCCTGCCGTT